GCTCTGCGTTCTGCCAGTGGCATAAATGCTCGGCCCTTTTTACGTTGGAGCCATTCGTCGCTGTTAACTCCGACGATTAGTCTATCACCTAGTTTTGCTGCTTCAGTTAAGTAAGCAATGTGTCCACTGTGTACTGGATCAAATCCGCCAGTAGCTACTACGATTTTCATGTTTTTGCCTGATAAAAGTCTTTGTCTAACCAAGGATACACAAGTTCTTCTTGCTTTATATAACCGTGATTGTTGATACTGTGTATTGCACTGTCCGGTAACATGTTTCGGTCAACTAAATCAAACAAACTGGTCTCCGCAGCATTCAGTGGTTCTGAATTCTTATACACCGCTAGATAAATCCAGTTGCTATTCACGTTTTTATAAAAGTAAGCATCACGACAGTCAAACCCACTAACTGCCAACATGTATACTAGGTTAGAAATGTTATAATTGTAATAATTATAACTTTCCGTTTTAAATGTTAAGCGGTTATAGACATAGTCAATACTTTGGGGCAATGCCATTACTAGCATCCCGTTGGTGTTCATTTGTCTATTCCATACAGCTAGAGTGTTTAAAGGATTAACGGCATACTGAAAACTATCGTGGCTCCACAATAGATCAACTTTTTGTGGCAGTATGCCTTCGTCTTCAAAATTCTTTTCTAGCCATCTAATACCCGGAGTTGCACGTACATCTGGGTCTATTTTACTTAGGTCCCGATCTACTGCGTAGACTTTGTAATTGCGCGACTCTGGCGGGTCGTCTCGGGTTTCCAAAGTAGCCCACCACTGTGCGTCAAGGCCTGCACCGCAGCCCATGTCACAAATCACTGATAAACTATCTAGAAAACTGTCGTAGCCATAAAGCAAGCCAAGGATCTCTTGGCTGTGCTCATGACTGAGGTAGGGATTAGCAAACTGCGTCACAGGGAAACATCCTCCATGCCAGCAGTTCTTAGTCTCGCTACGTGTCCTAACATAAAATTCTTGCTCTCAAGGCCTTTCATTAGACCAAGCCACTTATTACGTACTAGTGCAACTTCGTTAATGATCGTTTCAAAGTCAATTACTTCATCTTCGCCGTCTACATACTTTTCAGCATCACGACTAGTTAATGCCCTATTGTAGTTTTCCAGATACTTCTGAAAGTGCTTGCGACGAATCTTACGCAATTGAATGTTTAGATAATTAAGCACCGCTTCAATCTCTTGTAATTGATTAAAGCGGTGCTCTGTGGTGCCAGGTAATCCTGCAATGTTACGTTCAAGGTTGCCCTTGACACCGCAATCATACTTGGCTTCAACTAACTCGTTTTCGTAATAGTTAATAAAGGATGGAATTTCTCCTAGGTCCGCAACTACACGATTATACCACATTAGTCTTCGTACCCCATGTCGATTTCTTCATCGTCATCGGCACCAAATTCCTTGAGTGCTTTTTTAAGCTTGGCATCTGTACCACCAAACTCAGCCAAATCGACATCGTTTAAGTAGTCGATCATCACACTCATTAAGTTATCAGCAGCTTCTTGCTGATCCTTGACAGGAATGTATTGCTTTAGGATTGTGTATGTTTCACTTAAAACATCTACTTCTACGCTCATTCTGTTGTGTCCTCTTCTGTTGGAGCCTCTTCCGGAACGCTCTTGTCAAAAATGTGTGGATTGTCTGTAATGTTTTTCATTACTGTATCCAAGCAGCCGTCATCATTACGTTCCCATGCCTTGCGGAACTTCTTGATAATCTCGCCATCAGTTGTTGTGTAAACAAGGCTGTTGCCTTCTTTCTTCAACATACCCTTTGCTTCAATCAAGTCAGTCATGCCCGAGTATGGGTTCATACCTGTTTCGTATGGGATCTTAACTTGTACCGATTCAAATGGCTTTGCGTAACGTGTCTTCATGATCTTACATGCAGCACGGATACCCTTAACTTCAGATACCTTGTTACCATCTTCGTCTTCTTTCAACTTCAACTTGCGCATAGCAACTACAATAGAAGATGCGTAGATAAAGCCCTGACCACCGGAGATCTTGTCGTCTGGGTCAAACATATCTTGCGATGCATAGGTATGGTTAGTTGCAACCAAGCCCAAGTTCAAGTCACCAAACATGTTTACACAGTTACGAACGAGTGCTGTTAGTGCTTTAGGCTTACGACCCATGTCACCTTTCATGTCACCTGCGTTAAACTGGTTAACGTCTGTTGGTGTTAACAACATACCCAGCGAGTCAAGTACAAACAAGACTTTAGGGCGATTGTCTTCTGGCAGTGTTTTGTATTCCTTAACAAACTCGCTAATCATCTTAGCAACGTCATCAATCATGGCCATGTTTAGCTTGAGTAGTTTGTCTTCACTTGTGTCTACGTCTAGTGCATGGAGCCACTTTTCGTCAAGTGCGTTTTCAGTGTCAATCAAGATAGGGAAAATGCCTTGCTTCTGTGCGTTAGCAACCAAGTTGCCCGAACAGATGAAACTCTTGCCTGCGCCGGATTCGCCAGCAAACACTGTAACCTTGCCTAGTGGCACGCCTTTATCAAAGGAGCCCGAGATCAAATAGTTTAGTGCATAGTTGTTTGTACTAACCCAGTCAGTTGGGTCGTTGAAGCCTACGCTTAGGCCTTCAATACTTTTTGTAATGCTTTTACGAAATTTGCTTACGTCAAATGGTTTTGTTGCCATGATTAATCCTTAATTAAAATATTTTTTAAAAACTTATATGTCTTTAGTTTTTCTAGTGCATCCGGAAGATTGTCTACTGTGCCCAACACTGCTGTTCCGTGCCCCAACAGTTTATTATACGGATCGACACCTTGCGATTGCAACCAGGTTGTATACCGTTTATCACTTAGCATACTTAGATCTTCTAGTGCAATACTGGCTTCTCCAGTATAACAGTGCGAATTCTTATGCCCTGCATATTCAATAGTTAGTCCATCTTTGAACAGAGCATAAAAATCTTTACCCAACTCTGCATAATGAACAAACAAAGATCCAGCTGGGACGTTAAACTGTGTATATTGGTAGTCATCTAACGTCATTGATACTCTGCGATATTGATCTTTATTAAAACTAACATAAAACAATCTTCCTGTTTTTATTTTAGTTTCGGTTCTATGTATGTAAAAGTTTAAATCACGTATTGCTGTTCTTAACTCGTCGTTTGCTACCGTAAACAATCGAGTAGGTTTTCCAAATTCGCCACTTAGTCTTTCAAATTGCTTGTGTAGATAATTAAAGTACTCTTGGGGTTGATTAACCACATCGTCTCTGATGTCTATAAATCCCTTGAGGTAGCGATTAACTATCTTACATGCATTTACTAAACGATCAGCCGCTTCATCTAATGTTAAAAACGATGCAAACGCTTCTTGTTGCTCAATGTCGCAGTTACTAAGACACCACCTCAACTCGTTTATCCATTTATAAACAAACGGATTATCGTTGAGTGTGATGTCAAAAGACGCCTCCGAAGAGGCGCCTAATATAACTTCCAACTTCAAGATTACTGCTTGCGGTTACGAATCATCGCTAGGATGTCTTCGGCCTTTTGGCTACTTGGTTTAGCTGCTTGAGGTGTAACCACTGGAGCTTCTGCTGCTTCTGCTGCGTCAGCTTCCCACGGAGCTGTTTCAGCTGCTGGTGCAGGGGCTGCTGCGGCTGGACGAGCTTGTGCAACTGGCTTAGCCGCAACTTCGTCACCTGTGCTACCAGAGCCAGCTTGCAAGCCATATGGCTTGAAGTAGTTGGCCCAACGATCTGGATCGTATGGCTGACCATCAACAGATGCTTCAAACATCTCTTTGATTACTTTCAGCTCAACTTCACCTGGTTGCTTAGGCAAGAAGTCGCTCAAGTTGTGAAGACCGTGTGCTTCGATTGCTTCAGCTTCTTGTGCTGTTAGCGCAGATTCTTTACGACTCCAGCTGCTTGTGCTGTAGTCTGCGTAACCACCTTTGCTGGTCTTCTTAATAGAGAAGTCCAAGCCTGCGGCGTAGTCAGTTGGCAAGTTTTCCATTTCTGGGTCCATCAGTGCGTTCTTGATCAAGTTAAAGATCTGTGGGCTAATGACGAAACGTCGGATTGGGTTTTCTGGTGTCTTGTCGTCACCGATTGGGTTGTCACGGACAAAGCCTTGGAACAAGTAAGATTTCTTTTTCCAGTACTTACGACCCATTTCTTCTAGGTTAGGGTCCTTAAACCATGTACGTACTTCAGCTAGTACAGGACATGCTTGACCGTACATTTCTACGCACGGAACTTGAACAACAACTGGCTTGCTGTCTGCTTGACCTTTAATGCCAGCAAATGGCAATTTGATCATTAGACGTTCAACCCAGAAAAATGAGTTTTTAGTGTCTGCGTCGGGGAGGAATCGTACACGAGATGTGGTGCCTTCTGGGATGTTCCAGTGTGCATAAATGGCGTTGTCGCCACCACCTTGGGAGTTGCCGCCTTTGCGGTTTTCTTGAGATTGAAGTTTTGCGCGAATTTCAGCTAATGTCATGGCCATAATAGTTCTCCTTAAAAATGTGCCTTAATTGGTGTGCCTTAATATGTATAATGCACTCGTTGCATTGTACGTAAGTATTTATGATAAGTCAAAAGAAAAGGCACAAAAAATGTGCCCTTTCGGTGAAAGCTGTTTTGATTACTTTCGTAGTCCAGCCAGTGAACGAATAAAGTCCAGCGGGTCTGCGCTTTGCATCACCGGTTGTGGTTGACCCATTGCCATTGCCATCGGATCTTGCTCTTCAGGCGGAACTGCTGGTGCTGGTACTGGTGCCACTGGCTCTTCTGGTGCAGGCTGCTGTGTTGCTGCTGCTGCTTTTTCTGCTGGCTGCTGTGTGCCCAACACTGGTTCTGTTCCCATTGCTGGATTTTCTGGAGTTTCAGCTGATGCCATTATTTGTTCCATTTCTTGTGCTAGTGCAGGGAAATGATTTTGTAACCAATTAATGATGTCTTCGCGGCAGTCGTACTCCGGACCTTTGATATCTGCTAGTTCACCAATGTCGTCAAATAGTTGGTCATCACCAATAACATGATATAGTGCGCTAGTCGCATCCATACCGTCTTGGCCCACCAACAACGGCTTGCTCATAAGTTCACGCAATTTATCTACTGTAGACTCGCTGTCAGGGACTGCCCATGTACCTTCAAGTACCGAATCGGCCCACGATTCAAATTCTTCTGCCATTGGAGTATTCATAGATTCTTCTTGCTTCTTGTATGCTCTGTACACATACGGCAATGCCTGATCAAAACGCTCATCGTAAAGCTTTTTAACAAATCGTTCGCGAAGTGAGTCAACATCGTATTCATCCTCGGCTGCTGTCTCGGGCATGAAGTTTTCTACAAAGTTCAGATAATGACGTGGGCTTCTCAGACGCTTTAAATGATTCTTTAACTCGTAGTACCGAGTAATTGCAGATTTTGCCATGTTGTCAGTTTCAGCATCTTCAAATTGGCGGCGCTTAACAGAGCGCACAAAATGACTCATGCTGGACATTTCAGCTGCCATACCATTGATTGCTTCACAAATCTCGTCGTTGTGTTCACCACCGTTGCTTAGGTGCATTGCTACTGCTGCTGCGGCAGGCAAGTTGGAGTGATCCATACGGAATCTCTCACCTTGTGGGGTTTCAACAAATACTGCGTCTATTTTACGAGTGCGGGCGCCTTTTTGTGTTTCGTCAATGCTTTCGCTATGCACAATACGCAAACGGCATGATCCTACATCTTCAAAGCTATGTCGACTTGTACCATACTTACGACTTTCAGTGACATTAATTTCGTCTTT